TTTCCGTTAACTGGTGATTTAAGAAACCTATTACTTCTTATAAAAAGTATTGGTGGTGATTATCCACATCAATCATTAGTTGATATGACATTAAGTTCAAATCAGTATCATAAAAATGATAGACAGTGGTTGAATAAAGTAAGGGAATGGCATATAGTAGTTAATATAACACTCAACTCAAATTTATTATGACAGAATCACAAGAAATAGAAGAAATCCTTTATGAAGCACATGCACACAATATTCGTAGAGAAGTTATGGATTTAGCAAGTACTAAATTAAAAGAAAACCCAAAAATGAGAAAAGTAGATGCTTATCAAAAAGCATACCTAACTCTAACAAAATAAATGAAAGAAGAAGGAAAACATTATGTTGATGCTAGTAAAGTAAGTGTAGCTCCAATTGCTAAATCTATCGCTAAAGATATGATTATCAAAAAGCACTATACTCACGCTTGGACTGCTTGTAGGTATTCATTAGGTATATACCACACAATGGAAGAGAAGGATATATTCGGAAATGACCAACAATTGGTTGGTGTGGCAGTTTATGGGTTCCCTGTTGGAGCAAAAGCACCTACATCGGTATGTGATGGTTTAACAAAAGATAACATCTTAGAACTCACTAGATTGTATGTAGATGATGGGTTTGGTTCAAACATAGAGAGTTGTGCATTAGGTAAAACTTTCCAATGGATAAAGGATAATGATAAAAACATTAAAGTGTTACTTTCATATGCTAATAATGGACAAGGGCACGTTGGTGGAATCTACAAAGCTACCAATTGGATTTATCAAGGTTTGAATACTGATATCGCTCTGATGCCAAATTGGGGAATATCATTAAGTGATGACCCACATGATTGGATTCATAGTAGGACAGTTTATAATAATTGGGGAAGTGGTAATTTAGAACATCTTAGAAAAGAAATTGGTAAAGATGGTTACAAAGAATTTTGGAGAAGAGAAGAACCACCTAAACATAGGTACATTCAGATACTTGCTACCAACAAAAAGGAAAAGAAAGATTTGATGAAACGTTTAAAACATCCAATCAGAGATTATCCAAAAGATTTAAACGCATACAATACTGATGTTATACATCATACAACATATGCACCTGAAGAATCAAACGAAATAAACTTTTGGTAAAAAAAGTAAGAAAAAGCTTGTATGTTTCAAATATTTTTCTTATATTTGTTGTATAACAAATGGTTTGTAGATGACACCATTCATACTGAAAAGTTCATCTAAACAATTTAAATAAAATAAAATGACAAAAAAACAAAGAACGGCTGAGTTAACCCGCCTAATGGAGATGACTCCACCAACATGGTTAACAAACGAAAAGTATCAAAAATTCTTAGATGAGAGAGATACATTGGAATCTCAATTTGTAATGGGTGATGCACTTAGTACAATGTTTACTTCAACTGAATTAAAGGCTCTAACATTAGATGATGGATGGAAATCTGCCGATGGGAGTTTATCACCTAAATTTTTGTATGATAACTATCTTAAAGGAGAATTAGTATCAGACCCAACAACTGGACAAGACCCTAAAATGGTTTCTACCGATAATATTAGAACATCCAGTAAACACGCTGGTAATCAATGGGGATATAAAAATATAGTAGGTGATTTTGGTATTGATACACCATCAGCATGGATTAACTTTGGAACTTTTAATCTAATAAAAATTGATGGTAAGTTGTGTATAACTCCTATTAATGTGGAGCATAGATTATGGGGATTGATAGGATTTCCATTGGGTATAGTTAACCTAAAAAGTAAACATCCCCTTTGGTTTTATCACCACGATTTACCTGAAGTATATGATGATGTTTTACAAAAAATGGTTAGAGGTATTAAAGTGAATGACATGTATTTATCAGATATAGTTGAAAAATGTAATTCATTAGGAGCTACCAGCGTTGTTGAAGATACAATAAAAAACAGATTTTGGAAGAATAAATTTAAATTTTCATTTCTACCAATGTTTTCACAATCACAAACGGAAGAGTATTTTTCGGAAATAAATGATTCCTCATCCAAAACTACTGCACAAATGTTTCATGCAGAACCAAACCCAATCCAATATTGGGTAAAAGAATTTTCTTCAGTTAAGGTAACTAAGTTTAGTCCCGCTGGTAAACATTTACATAGTTTGTTTGAAACAATGACTGGTAGTCAATTGGTAAAGTTGGAATCAATGATGGTAACTCATACTGTTATTCAGATGAATATAAAAGGTGGGTACATACCCCACTCAGATAAAGCATTGGTTAATCTTTTCGATATTAATAAAAGTAACATTACCGAAGAAATCAAAGATAAAACTATGGATGATTTAAATTGGTTAGATTCGGTTCTTAGTAAATCGGAATTTCCAATTCCAATTACTAAACAAATAGCTCAACACTTTTTGAAAATGAGAAGTTATTTAGATGACTCAAATAAATTAATAGCTGATAAAGCTTTATTTATGGATGAATGGAATCAGTTCTTCGCATCTAAGGGTGAAAATGCAAATAATGGAAATCTTACAAAGTTTTTAGGATTTTGGCGTAAAAGTACTCCTGACTCATATAAAGGTGCTTGGGGAATACTTTTGGATGAATTCATAAATAGGGGTGATGAAGTTGGTATAGTAGTAAAATCACCATCAGTTCCTAGATTATTCTCAACCGATGTTATTTATGATTCTCATATTGATTACAATAAATTAGATGTAGATGGGACTCAACTTATTACAAAACCTGTTGGAGGTCATATAATTTCTGATATGGAATTAATACGAATGACTTCTGAAGAAAGAAATCAAGCTTTCATTGATGAGGGAATTGGTGATAATTTTGATTTTAATAAAAATTGTAGAGCTATGAGTAAATATCATAATTTGAAAATGGGTGTTCTACGATTAAGTGAGTATTTGCCAATTATGGATAATGAGAAAATGGTAAGAGAGGCTCGTATTAAAAAGTACAATGAACTTAAACAAAAAGAAATATTAATATAGTATGAGTTTTTGGGAAACAAAAGTAGATTACAAAGATGCTAGAAAAGTGTTGGTGATTCCAAATATCACCAATGCTTCTAACATTGAGAAGGATAGTTTTGTGGATGTATTATACAACCACATTATTGCTCTAGATAAAGTTGGGCAATATTTTTTTAATGTTATATTACCAAAACCTGTTAGAAAACTAAACTTAGAAAATGTAAAGCAGCACATCGCACCATTTAGTGGTGATATGATGAATCAGAGAGCATTTCCTCCATTGGATTTAATTAAAATAATGAAGGATACTGAATATGATGTAATTTACTCACATTTGCCAGATTGGGTTCAAACTGGTAGGTATAAAAACTCTATTAATACTAAAATTATAGGATATTGTCATTGGTGGGAATCAAAAACTGCTAATGGGATTGATAGAAGAGCAGGTAAAGCTAAATGGTTATGGTTACCAATAGAATTATTAGGTGTACATCAGATGGATACTTGTTATGTTAATACACAAGACCAAAAGAGTAGAATTTTAGAACAAGCAAAAGATATATTCAATGATGGGTTTGTAAAGGAGCTGGATAATATTCTTGTTGTTTGGAATTTAGGATTACCTAATAAACTAATAGTTAAAAAACCATCAACTCAAAAAAGAAAGGTTATCGTATTTAATCATCGAGCAGCTGCTTATAAGGGATATCCTAAGTTTTTAGAATTAATGAGGGAATATCGCAAAAGACGAGATGATTTTGTAGTATGGGTTCCTCAGTTAAATGGAAAATCTCCTGAAAGTTGGATAGATAACTCAAAAGCACCAAAGCATGAGTATTATGAGCGATTACAAAATTGTATGATTGGTATTCAGATGAGACAAACAAATTATGGTTGGAGTGTTAGTGGTACTGATTGTTTAATGAATGGTACTCCAATGGTTTGGCAAGAATCTGATTGTTATAGAGAAATAGACCCTAATGGTTTATTTTGGAACAAAAAGGTTGATTTCTTTAATATTTTAGATAAGATATTAGATAATGATGATTATCGAAACGAATTAGAATTAAAAGCTATTGAAAGAGCTCATCAACTTTCTACGAATGAAAATAAAATGATAAAACAACTAAACAAAAACCTTACTAATTAATGTATAAAAATTGTTATTACCAACGAGAGAAAAACTTAGTACACCTATGGGATGATAAGCAGGGATATAGAACATTTCCTTATACCCGTTATGCTTATGAAAAAGCTGCTAATGGAAATTTCACTACCTTATATGGGGATAAGGTAAGTAAAATCTATAAATTCAAAGGAGATGACCCTACATTATTTGAAAGTGATGTACCTGAAACTACAAGAGTATTAGTAGATACCTACACCGAATCAGATGTACCATCAGAAGGACACGTAATACTTACATATGATATTGAGTGTGAGATGGAGAGTGGATTACCTAACCCAGAAGAAGCTACAAATGAATTAACATCAATTGCACTTCATGATTCTGCTACCAGCCAATATTGGGTTTTGGTAATGGATAAAGCTGGTGAGATGTTGGAAAAAACAACTGAATCAGCAATCGTACTTCCGTTCAGAACCGAAGAGGATATGTTAATGAAGTATTTGGAGTTATATGAGATGATAAATCCATCTATTGTAACTGGTTGGAATATCGATTACTTTGATACACCAATGTTGTACAATCGTATTAAAAGATTATTAGGTAAAAGACATGCTAATAGATTATCACCAATTGGTGAATGTTTCTGGTCACCATATCGTAAGAGATACTTTATGGCTGGTGTATCTTATTTAGATTACTTATCATTATATAAAAACTTCACATATTCAGAATTAGATTCATATCGATTGGATTCTATTGCACAAAAAGAGTTAGGAAGGGGTAAGATTGAATACGATGGTAACTTGGATATTCTTTTTAAAGAAGATATTGAAAAGTTCATTGAATATAACTTAGTGGATGTTGAATTAGTAGTTGAGTTTGATAGAAAACTACAATTCATTGATACTGCTAGAGGTATTTGTCACGCTGGACACGTTCCTTATGAAGATTTCGTTTATTCATCAAAGTATTTAGAGGGGGCACTTTTAACTTATCTGAAAAGAAAGAGTATTGTAGCACCTAACAAACCTGCTGATAGAAGAGAACGAATGGAAGCTCTTAAAGAAAATAAGCAAGAGAAGTTCATAGGAGCTTATGTAAAAGCACCAATAGTTGGAAAGTATGATTGGATATATGATTTAGATTTAACATCTCTATACCCTTCTATTATTATGACTATCAATATTTCGCCTGAAACTAAGATGGGTAAGATTGAAGATTGGAGCGCTGAAGATTTCGTAAAAAACAAAAGAGAAAGTTGGGAAATCAATGGAGATACCATCACACAAGAAAACTTAAAATTATTCTTTGAAAGAAGCAAATTCTCAATAGCATCAAATGGTGTTTTATATAGAACCGATAAAGTAGGTTGTATTCCTGATATATTAGACCATTGGTTTTCACAAAGGGTAGAGTTTAGAAAGTTGGAGAAGAAATATGGTGATAGTGGAGAGAAAGAAAAGTACGCATTCTATAAGAAACGTCAGTTAGTACAAAAGATTCTTCTAAACTCATTATATGGAGTATTAGGATTACCAGCATTCCGATTCTATGATGTGGATAACGCTACGGCAGTAACAACAACAGGTCAAACTGTGATTAAATCAACTGCTGATATGACTAACATCAAATACAATAAAGAGTTAGGAACGCCTGATGCAGATTCTAACATTTATATTGATACGGATTCAGTATTCTTCTCAGCAGTACCATTAATGGATAAACGAATTCCAAATTGGAAGGATAATGACCAAGATACAATAGCTGGATTTGTAAATGATATAGCTGGTGAAGTACAAGATTACCTAAATGATTTTTATGATATTCTTGCACAAAAAGTATTCAATGTAAATAAAGATAATCATCGATTTGAAATTAAAAAAGAATACGTTTCAAAAGCTGGTATTTGGATTGCAAAGAAAAGATACGCACAATGGATTATATCTGATAATGGTGTACCATGTGATAGATTAGATGTAAAGGGATTGGATGTAGTACGTTCATCATATCCAGCAGCATTTAGGAAGTTTATGAGTGAAATACTTATTGAAATTCTTAGAGGTGATACTGAAGAACAACTAACAAATAGAGTTTACGATTTCAAAAATGATTTGGTAAATATGAATGTTGTTAAGATAGCTAAAGCCGGTGGAGTAAAAAACTTAAATAAATATATGCCTAAGAAGAGAGACCAAACGGCAATGTTTCAATTTATTAGTGGTACTCCAGCGCACGTTAAAGCATCAATTGCATATAATCAATTGTTAAAACATTTCAAAGTAGAAAATCAATATGAACCTTTAAAGGGTGGTGATAAAATAAAGTGGGTATATCTAAAACAAAATCAATATGGATTAGATGCAGTAGCTATGAATGGTTACAATGACCCACCACAAATTATGGAGTTAATTAAAACATATATTAACTATGATAAAATCTTCGAAAGAGAACTTCTAAAAAAATTAGAAGATTTCTACGGAGCATTAGGATGGGGAGAAGTTCTCTCATCCAAAAAGACAGCTGAAAAGTTTTTCTCTTTTTAGTTGTATAATTAAAAATAAATTCGTATATTAGTAAAACAATAAAATAAATCTTAAAAGTAAATTATGGAAAAAGTAAAATTAGATGGTTTCATCAATAGATACAATCTCGGTGGAGAGGTTGAATCAGTAATGGTAAAATCTGAAGGTTCTAATCTTTCAGTTAGAATGATATCAGATGATAAAACTCTTTTAGGAGATGTAACAGTAACAGGCTCAGATTTCCCTGAAGGGGAGTTTGGTATTTATACTACATCTCAGTTAAGAGGATTATTAAGTGTATTAGATAATACAATCAAAATAGAAGAAGTAACAGGCGCACTAAAGTTCTCAGATAAAGGAACTAAAATGCAGTATATGTTAGCAGCTCCCTCAGTTATCCCAGCGGTACCTGATTTAAAAGCTCTACCTCCTTTCAATGTAGATATTACATTAGATAATGAGTTTGTAAACAAATTCATCAAATCTAAAGGAGCATTAGCAGATGCTGATACATTTACATTCACTTGTAAAAATGGTAAAGGTGAAATCGTATTAGGATATTCTTCAATTAATTCAAATAGAATTTCTATATCAGTTGATTGTACTTGTGAAGGTGATGTAGAACCAATCGCATTCTCAGCAAAATATTTAAAAGCTATTTTGTTATCAAACAAAGGTTCATCAACTTCATCTCTACAAATTTCCTCACAAGGATTATCTAAGGTTTCATTTACCGAAGGAGAGTATGTAAGTAACTATTTTTTAGTAGAGATTAAATAATAACCATTAAAACGTAACTATATGAGTTTTTGGGATACCGAACCAGCAAAGCCAGAATTTATATTCGAAGATGAGAAAAGAAAACTTATTGAGAATATGAACTACCTTATGACAATGAGTGTAGAAGAACAAACATTGTATAAGAAATGGGTTGAACTGCAGGAATCTAATATGATTAGAGATAAATCCCAAATAGCTACTCTTTATGATATGCAATGGAAACCAACTGATATCAATAATAAGGAACTGACAATTAAAGAAATTGAAGAGTTAGACCCTTATGTTGAAATCGTAGAGGATAAAGATGAAGCTACAAAGTGGACTCTTTTAAGAAAGATGATTCATACTATGAGTTGGACAGCTAATCCTGGTCGAAATGTTAAGTTGTTTCTTAAAGATAAAAAGAGTGGTAAACTTTTAGGTTTAGTATCATTAGCATCTGATGTTACTTCAATGGGTGTACGAGATAAGTACATTGGTTGGACTAAAGAAGATAAATTCGTAAAGGGTAAGTTAAATTTCACTACTATCGCATCCACTATTGTTTGTACCCAGCCTTTAGGTTACAATTTCTTAGGTGGTAAGTTGACAGCAATGATGACTACCCTTCCAGAAGTACGAGAGTACTGGAAAAAGAAGTATGGGCAAACATTGATAGCTGTTGGAACTACTTCCCTTTACGGAATACATTCCCAATATAACGGAATCCCTCACTTTAAAACGTTGGGGGAATCCGCTGGGAAAATATCTTTAAAGCCTGATGATGAATTCTATGACCCTTGGCATCAATGGATTAAGGAGAATAGAGCTGATTGGTATGAGAAGGCAATTACTAATGAGAGAATTCGTAATGGTGCGAGTATGGGAACTGGTAAGGGAGCTAGTGGACCTGTAAGTGGAATCAAACAAAAGATTCTTTCTCAAATCTTCAAAGAATGTGGAATCAAACAATCAGAATACCATCATGGTTTTAAACGAGGAGTTTATTTAGCAATGATGTATGAGAATGGACCTGAGTTCTTACGTTCAGAAATTGAAGAAGAACAATTAGTAATGAAAAAGAAATTCGTAGATGGTCAATCAAACATCAACAATTGGTGGAAAAGACAGGCAATCAAACGATACTCTAAATTACATGATAATGGTAAATTAAAACCTGAAGATTTATTCTATATCGATGGTATTGGAATGAGTTGGGAAACTTTCAAAGAAAGTAGGTTAAACGAAGTAGGTAGATAATATAACAAAAAAAGAAATATGGCATTTTTTGAACAAGTAAATGAAGAACAATCGGATAACTCATTATGGGTAGAAAAGTGGAGACCTGTCCGTTTGGAAGATTATGTAGGTAACGAACATCTTAAAACTAAGGTTGAGGGATATTTAGAAGCTGGTGATGTACCACATTTACTATTATATGGTAGAGCTGGTACTGGTAAAACAACTCTTGCTAAACTAATTGTAAGACAAATGGATTGTGATTATATGGTAATCAACGCATCCGATGAAAACAATGTAGAAACTGTAAGAAATAAAGTAAAAGGATTCGCATCATCGATGGGATTCAAAAAATATAAGATTATTATCTTAGATGAGTTTGACTACATGTCTCAGAATGCACAAGCTATTTTGAGAAACTTAATGGAAACATTCTCACAACATTGTAGATTCATCTTAACTTGTAATTATGTAGAGAAAGTAATAGACCCTATTCAGAGTAGATGTCAAACTTTCCAAATCATACCACCAACTAAGAAAGATGTAGCAGTTCAAATATCAAAGATTTTGAATAGTGAAGAAGTAACATTCCAACCAAAGGATTTGGTTCCAATTATTGATGCAGGATATCCTGATATTAGAAAGATTATCAATACTTGTCAATTAAACTCTATAAAGGGTGAGTTGAAAGTGGATACTCAGAACCTATTGGAGAATGATTATAAAATCAAAGTGTTAGATATTCTTAAATCATCAGATGATAAGAGAAACAAATACACAAATATGAGACAGGCTATCATAGATAGTAGAGTAACTGATTTCTCAGAACTATTTACTTTACTTTATGAGAAGGTAGATGAATATGCACCATCAAATACGGCAAATGTAATTATCGCATTATCTGAGGGACAAAGTAAACACTTTAATGCTATTGATAAAGAAATACCAATGGCAGCAACTTTAATCGAAATATTAAATTTAATTTAAGATGGCAAAAATAGTAGGAATAGGTGGTAATAAACCACAAAAAGCATCAGAGCAACCAACGCAAGGAGGAGGACCTAAAATTGATTTAGGTAAATCAAATCCTGTAATTTGTTCACATTGTGGATATGATGTATTCATAGATGGTTCTAAATTTAGAAAGATATCTAAGTTAGTAGCTGGGACAGCTCAAGATGTAGTAGTACCAATAGAAGTTTTATTGTGTGGTAATTGTGGTGAGATATGCCAAGAATTACTATCACCACAACTAGAAGTATTGGAAGAAATGGATAGAAAGAAATTAGAAGGAAAATAATGGCTGTAGGATTATTCGACCACATAAAACAAATTACCAATGTACAAAATCCTAAATATTGGGATACGTTGGAAGAGCAAGATAAGAAAACGTTTTCCAATTATATGGTATTACGTTTTCTATCTATGAAATATGAGTGGGTAGAAACAATAGCAGCTGTTCAACCATATCTTCAAGAAGTACCACCAAAGGCAATGTATTTAGCATTAATTGATTTACTTCCAAAGGGTAGACACTTTATGAAGTATATGAAACCAAAGGGAGCTGATAAGTATGAGAAGTGGTTGGTTGAATTAGTAGCAAATCATTATGAGGTATCTAAGTTGGAAGCTGAGAGTTACCTAAAGATTATATATAACTCCAAAAGTGGTAAGGAACGTATCATTCAGTTATCTGAAGATTATGGTACTGAAACTAAAATTATTAAGAAGTTAAAGATAAAAGTATAGATTATGACAAATACTGATAAAGTAAAAGAATTAGTTTCTATAATGATG